GCACCGTGCCGTTTAGGCTTTTGGGTCAGCGGCCTCGACTACCTCAATAGACGCCAGCGAACTAATGAACTGGTCAAGGTTGCCCGGTACCGTGGTACCTGTAGCGCGTGTTGCTTCGTAGCAAAGGTACGCCAAATCCTCAACGCCTACGCCTTGCGCCATTTCTGACGCCTTGCGCCTGTATTTGCGTTCCCACGCAACCACCGTACTTAGGTTAGTGGTAACTGTGTTTGTAGTGCCGTCGTTAAACGTTGCTTTAAGTGTTAATTGCATTGTGCCTGCCTTTGTGTCGGGCCGTTGCCGGCTTTAATTAAACTTCGAGTACTGAGTAAACGCCGCCAGTAAAGGTAACGCTTACGGTGCCAAGTGCGCCCAATGCCAACGTGTACGGGATCGCTTCCAAGTATGCGCCTGTAAGGGTCATGGTTGGGTTTGTAGCAGTGCCGGGGCTGGTTGCTGACGGTGACCACGAAACGGTTACCGCGGTGCCTACCAATGCTTTAAGCGTTGCGTAAGTTTCGCTGGTAGCAAACGACGCGTACAAATCAAGTTGCAGCGTAGAGTTTTCGAGGCCTGCAGTGTAACTGCGTGACGTGGTGCCAAAAGCAGTACTTTCCAGCGCCTCAATAGTGCGCGTGAAAACCAAACCTTGGCACTGATCCTGCAAAGAAACTGCGTTCACGGTCACGTTCGGATTGCTGAGATAAGTTGAGGTTGCCATAGTAGTTAGTCCTTTGGTGTGTTCTTGCTATTAGTTTTAGCAGGTTTTGGGGTTTCATTTGTGGATTGCTTTAACAGGCCGCCCTCAACTAGGGCCGCTACGTTTATGCCGTTGGCGGCTGCGCCTTCGGCGTCGTATTCTGTGCCGGGTTTGCCTAAGCGTGGACTAATGATCGTGTAAGGCATTTGGTTTCCTAACTGGTTTGGGCTTGCATTTCTATAGTTAAATCGTAGGCGGGCATTTCGGCCCCACCGATAACAGCAATAGTAGGGCGGCCAGCGGTTACGGCAACGTTTTTACCTACTACTAAACTGGCTAGGTGCATAAGGTTTCGCTGGGCGTCAAGGTTGCCCGGGCCAAGGGTTATTAGGCGCACCGTGTAGGTCAGTTGCACTATGTTTCCGCCGCCGCCGTAAACCACAAAACTAGGCGCGTCAATGAACGCACAAGGCGGCACAAGGTTACGGGGGTCTGTTACTACCTGCAGCCCTGTAACGGTTGTTAGCGTGGTTGCTAGATCGTCTAGCGCCTCATTAAACAGATCGGTGTAGGCAACAGGCATTAGGCAACCTGTGGCCGTGGTATGCCTAACAGCATTTTAATAGCCGGGCTGAGGCCTACCGAACTGCCAGCGGCCATACCGTCAAACGCTGCAAAATCTGTTACCGCGCCGCGCTGCCTGTAAAAGAAACCGCCAAGGCTGATCGTGCCAAGGGTTACCTGCCCGTTAGGCGACGTGCTGAGGCTGTCTATGTAGCCTGCCTCTTGACGTCGAGTAAACGCAAGGCTGTTAGCGGCCAAGGCGCATTGGGTTAAGAATGTCGTATCGAGTGCCGACGCTGTACCAATACCTAACCAGTCCTCAATTTGCGTGGCCGTAATCCACGTGCAAGTTTCGGTAAACGTAATTGTGCCGCTGGCAGCGCTGCGTTGTACGTTGCTACCCGTGCATGAATAGAGAACCTGATTAGGTACTGGTACTTCGTAATCGTAAAGTAAATCACCGTACTCGTCTACGCCAATAAACAAATACTCAGGTATAGCCCGAACGGTAAACGTGCCGTTAAAAGGTACGCCAACTGTTGCAACTGTAAAACTTCCGCCTACTACTAAATCGTTTGGCGTGAGGGTTTGCAGTACTGCGTAGTTGTCCAGTAACTGTTTATGGGTGACCGAGTAGACGGCCATAACTGGCCTACCTTTCGGTTATCAGACGAACTTAACGAACTTGGTTGCGTCTGCCATGAACGCGGCTGCATAGCCACGGTAGGCAATAGTGCGGCCAAGTGTGCTTGGTACGTCTACCGAGATAGCGCCCTTTTGCTGTTCGTAGAACTCGAAACCTGCTGCTGGGCCTGCTGCGTGACCCATGAACGAACCCGGTGTGTTTTTGTCTACGACAAGTACCAAACCTAGCGGGTTACCGTTCCATGAGTTCGCGGACAGTTCGCCCGGTGCGTTCATAGCGCCGATCTGTGGAAATACTGGTCGCTTAGTGCTGTCCACCAATGAACCCAACGCGGCCCACGTACCCGGTGTTACCACCATATGGGTAGGCAGGTAGTTGCTGTTTGCGCTGATCTGACGGGCGCCTTCATAGATTGCAGCGATCCAGTCCTCAGGGTCTGAAGTGTCGGCTACTGCTGAAGTTTGTGTAATTGCTGCATGGCAAGTATCTACCGCGTAATTGTCGGTGGCTTGACCGTAAGCAATTGCCAACTGGTTTAACACAATGTTGATCGAGGCTGGGTCTGTCCAGTCCAAATCTTGTTCGGACATTGTGACGTAAGTACCGAATGTCAATTTGTTTACGTTGTTATTAGCAACGGTAACAGTGCTTGGGTCAAGCGGGTTTAGTTGGCCTGTTGGCTGTTGTGTAACTGTTGGGCGTACCGTGATAACTGGGCGGCGGAATGTTGCGCCGCTTTGTGGCATGGCCTTAGCGCCGATTGCAGAAACGAACGGGCGAATAGGGTTAAGTCCGTCGTAAACAGTGCCGGTAATAATCTCAGGCAAAATACCCGGGGTGTCAGCGGTTGTAATGTTTGGCGCTGCTGCCTGAATACGTGCGTTCATTTCGGCAAGTACGCCGCCGCCCTGCAAAGTTGCAGCGATAAACTCGCTAGCCGATGGCAACTTAAAGTTGCGTGGCTGCGCGTACAATGGCTGGGCCAATGGTGCGGCTTCGATAACGGCTGGGGTTTCTACTGGGTTTGACATTTCGTTATTCTCCTCTACGGGTTCCTGTTCACTATTTAACTCTACTTCGTCGGGCTGTTGGTGGATACTGGCGGCCACTCGATCTACTGACGCGCCAGCAAATGCACCGAACGGCACGAGGCTTAATTCTTGCCATTGGGCGGCCTCAATAATCATTACGCCTTCGGCGTCATAACTAAACTTTGTGGGGTTTACGCCTACCGATACTGCGTCTAAAACGCCGTCGGCGGCCAGTACTAGCGCTTCGTTCCCTAGCGTAGTTTCGCTTATGCGTGCTTCGTACATCATTCCACCGGGGGTATCTACCATGGCGGTTACCAAACCTACGGCCTGCGTGCTGTCATGGCCCAAATATAGTTTGGGCATTTTGCCGCCGGCGTCAAGGCTGCCTGGCATAAACATAACTTTGGTGCCGTCGCTTACCGTGGCCTGCACGTTGTACGGCAAGGCAAGGCCAGCCAGTGTTCGGCGTGGCATGCCGTCGGGGCCTGCTGCGTCGAGGGTTAATTCTTGCTGAGTTAATTTAAGCATTAGGCATTACTCCAGTTTCGGCAGTGTCGTAGTTTTCGTTTTCTTTTTCCATCAAATAGTTTTCGCTTAAATAATCGTCTATATCAAACTTTACGTACGTGCCGCGCGGTAGCACGTTGTCAGCGCTTAGGGTTTCGCTAATGCAGTCCATAAACAATTTGGCGCCAAACATATACAAATCTTGGCGCGCTTGCGTGCTGTTTTGGTATGAGTAACTACCAGTTGCTACGCCTAACAAATATGGTGGGCAGTTTGCTAGGCGCGCAATTTCTAGCGCCTGATATTCTGAGGCCTCAACCAACATTTGTTTACTGGGGTCTGTAGTGGTTTCGGTGTAGGTCACAAACTCATTTAATGCGGCAACAGTGTTTGTAAGTCTTGCGGCCTCGAAACTTTGCGACAGTTGTTGCAGTTCCTCGCCGCTTAATGGTTCGCCGCCAACTTGACGCAATACGCCGTTAGGCAGTGAGTTAGCAGCAGATCGCAACCGGGCGCCTTCGAGTTTAAGCGACGTTAAAACAGCGTTAGGGCTAGTAAATAACAAACCTTGGATAGGGCTAATAAATTGCACGACGTCGCGGTGGTCTACTGGCAACCCGCTAAACATTATTTGTTTAGACGGTGCAAAGAAAACGGGGCCTGCCTGATCCTGCGTTAAAACCATGGCGCTAGGCATACGCTGAAACGCGCTAGGGAAACCGTCAGCAGTGCGCGCGGTGATCGCTAAAAACGCCCGCTGAGTAAAAAAAAGATCATCAAATAACCACGCAAATAGTGTGCTGTTTGGTAGCGCTGGGTCTAAACGTCGCAACCATGAACGGGGCGCAATTTCTATTTGTTCTAGTTCGCGGTCTACTGGGTTCCATATTTCGTTATACATTTTTAACGGTGTGCAACCAATGACACTTGCCAACAGATCGCGCGCCCGAGTAATGGCCGGCACACTCATAGCGCGTTGGCGTGTGTTGCCTTGCGTAAACGCATAAAAGTTATCGAGTTGCGACATACCTACGTTGCTGCCGGCAGCGGCCTTTACTACAGGTTCGCGGCTGTCAGCGGTAGCACGTGTAAAAAGGCCCATAGGTTTAGTTTGCCATATCTAGTAAAAGTTTGGTGGCACTGACTAGGCCCGATCAGTTCCCGACGAAAAGACTAGGTAACTTCCAGCCAGTGCCAAACCAATACTAGCCAGCAGCGCTAACTATTATGGGTTTGCCCATAGCGGCAGGTTTACCCGCCAACGCAACAGCAAACACTAAACAGCGTGCCATAGAGATAGGCCCGGGTGATCGTTGCGAACTTATAACTATGTTGCCATTGTGTTTAACCAGTACCGCTTTTTCGACGTGTTCAGTTAGTAAGTGTTCGCCGTTATGCAGCAGGCGGCCCTCAACAATGATCGAACGCGCGGCAGCAGTCCAGCGGTTTAGTTCACGGTAGCCAACAATGGTTGCCCGTCTCGATAGGTGCGGCGGGCAGTGAACTTCCAGCGACGGCACTATAGCC